ACATCAGCTTTATTACCATCTGGTGAAATAGAAATGTTAAAAGTTTCACCTGGCGAAAAGATTGCAGTATTTCATGGTTCATCTACAAATGTATATGTTACTGAAATGAGTGCTTAGTGGCTAAACAAAAGTTTGTTCATTTTGTTCCAAGAGATCAACCTAAAAAAAGACCAGGTTGTCATAAAAAATCTCAGAACAAATCAGAGTGCAGACAAAAAAAACAAACAAGATATAAAGGTCAAGGCAGATGAAAAAAGATACAGTTGTTGATGGTTTAAAAAAAGAAACTTTTTCATTAGATGAAATGGAAAAGAAAATTGTTATAAACGAAGAAGTTAATATCGACTCTCATTTAAAACATAATAAAATATTATTAAATCAAGATGATGGTTATTCTAAATCAAGAGATTTAAAAAGAGTAGCTTCTATTCCAACTTTAGCTTTATCTGTTTGGGCAAAAGAGTATAATGGAGATGGTAATTGGTTTGCACTTCCTAAAGAAGTTCAAAGTAAAATATTAAAAACAAAATTAAATAGTAATGAGTTTAAATATTTTAGAACCGCAGAAGGTAAAATATAATGGCACTTGCAACATATTCAGATTTAAAAACATCAATAGCTAACTGGTTAAACAGATCAGATTTAACAACTGAGATAGCTAATGATTTTATTGTTTTAACAGAAGCTGATCTTAACTCTAAACTAAGAGTTAGAAAAATGATTACCTCAACTTCTATTACAATAGATTCAGAAACAGAATCTGTACCTACAGATTTTTTACAAGTAAGAGATTTTTTTATAACATCAGGTGGAACTAAGTATGCTTTAAAATATATTACTCCAGCTCAAATGGATCAAATTAGAGGTTCATCTACAACTGGTATGCCTTCAGCATATACTATACTAGGTGATAATTTTAGATTTGCACCCATTCCAGATTCTGCATACACAGGAACATTAAATTATTATGCTAAGTTTGCAGCTTTATCAGATACCAATACTTCTAATTATATATTAGCAAGTCATCCTGCAATTTATTTATATGGTTCATTATATCATGCTGCTAATTTTTTAGGTGGTGTTGATCCACAAAGACTTCAACAATGGCAAGGAATGTACACAACTGCTTTAGAAAGACTTGAGAGAAACGATAGAGAAGATCAATATGGTAATGCACCTTTACAACAAAGAGGTGATGTAACTGTTTCAGGTGCGTTTAATGATATATCTAAATTTGTAACAAACAATAACCAATAGGAGAATAATGCAAATACCTTTTGGAGAATGGCTACCTGACCAACCAGAATATAATAATCCTGGTGCGAATACTGCCAACAATGTTTATTTTGCAGCTTCCTCTTATAAAAGATTTCCTTCATTAGTAAATTATTCTACAAACAATATAGCTAAAGATAGTAGAGGTGCAGGTTCATTTAGAGATAACTCTAATACTGTATTTAATTTTGTAGCAACTAATTCAGACATACATCAATTAGCTTCAGGAACTTTTACATCAAGAAAATCTGGTTTAACTGGTGGCAATACAGATTATTTTACCTTTACTCAATTTGGAAATTATATCATAGCTAGTAATGGTGTAGATGCACCTCAATATTATTTAATGGGTACATCAACTAACTTTGCAAATTTATCTACAATTGCAACATCAGGTACTGTACCAGTATTTAAATGTTCAGGTGTCATAAGAGATTTTTTAGTAACAGGTAATCATGTTGGTGCATCTAATAGAATACAATGGTCAGGAATTAATGATATTTCTACTTGGGCTTCTGGAACTAAACAATCAGACTTGCAAGACCTACCAGGATCAGGTGGACAGATAACTCACATAACCTCTGGAGAGATTTCATATATTTTTAGACAAAACCAAATAGTTCGTATGGACTATGTTGGTGGTGCAACAGTATTTAGATTATCAGTCATATCGCCAAATAGAGGTGCAGTATTAGGTAGAACTGTTTGCCAAGATAATCGTAGAGTTTTCTTTTATGCTGATGATGGATTTTTTTTCAAATTAATGGAGATCAAGTTTTACCTATCGGTGCAGAAAAAGTTAATAGATTTTTTGATCT